ACCGAACACGGCACGGGAGGCGGTCATGTTGACGGCTTTCGCGACGATCTCGACCGTGAACTGGGTCACCCCGGCGAACGCGGATGCGGGCAGGATCACCCCGGAACCGGTGGCGCCGTCGACGGTCGCGCAGGTGGGGCCGGCACCGATTCCTGCCGTGCCCAGCGTCACCCCCGACATCGACGAGGGGACCACGTTCCCGACCGAATCGACGGGCGTGCCGGTGTCGTCGTCGAGCCCGAAGTAGCACCAGGGTTTGTCGTCGAGGACAGCATGCTCGTAAGCGTCGAGCCCGCCCATGAACCGGGCGACGGCGATCCTCTCACCCTTCCCAGTGTGCAGCACCTCCACCAGGTCACCGATCTGCACGCCGGAGACCGCCGCTGTCGGGGTGACCGAAACCTGGGAGCCGGTGGGATCCGAAGTGAGCGCGGTGCGCAACGGCGACAGGGACGTGACAACTTCGCGGGTGCGCCTGTCCGGCGGGACGGTCAACGCGCGGGCCAGGAGCGTCGGCAGGTCATCCGGGGGAACCCCCAACACGACTTGCATGTCACCCCCAGCGAGGTCGATGTCGAGGCGGGAGATCCGGAACCGGTCACCGTCGAGGACCGTCACCGTCCCCACATCAAGGCTGGTGTCGGGGGCGACGGTGCCCTGCCCGGAGTAGACGATGTCCAGACCGCGCAGCAGTTCCACCGCCGCCGCCTGTTGTGCGGCGGCCGCGGAGGTCAGCAGCGACTTGTCACCCTTCACGACCTTGCAGCGCCGACCCACCCAGGACAGCACCGAGGTGGAAGAGAAGTCGTCGACGGCGTCCTCGTACCCGCCCTTGTCGTCGAAGTCTTTCGGCAGCGGGTCCGGACGTGCCGGGGTCCACTCCGCCCGAACATGGTTGATGATCTGTGCCGTGTCGATGTCCCGGTCGATGCTCAACCAGGTCACGTCCACCGGAGTCGCGGAGAGTGCCGCGGTGGCGAGCTCCCACACGACGACACCCTCCGCGTTCACGTACAGGTCCCGGCCGATGCTCTCGGCAAGGTCCATGCATGCACCCCACGGGTCATCCCCGAACTCGAGCAGCACGTCCGCGCCGACCGTCTCCGGAGAGTCGTCCAGGTCGGACGGGATCCATGGGGCGATCTGAGTGAGCACCGACCGAATCGCATCAACCACGGGCATGCCGGCGGAGATCACCCACCGTCGATCCATGCCCGCCAGGCGGACACGATGCGACCGGTCATCAATCTCCACAGTCAAGCCGCGGCCCTGTGCGGTGCGGGTGACGCGGGGCTTCGAGACCCCGAACACCCCTTGCGGCACCCACCCTGCGGCTCCGACCTGCTCCACCAGGAGTTCGGTGCCCGTGCGAGGGTCGAGGGCGTCGCCGAGAGCGTCCGGGGTCCACTGGTCGGTCGCGGCGACCGTCACAGTCCCGGACCGGCGGACGTCTGACCCGCGGTCCACGGTGATCCCGCCCGCGGTCACGGGCAGGATCAGCCCGTCAGCCGGGCCACCCTTGCATGTCACCCGTGTCCGGTACGTGACCACAGGGTCGGGTTCAGGGACAATCCACACGGCAACCCGCCTCTCACCAGATGTCAGACCAGATGTCCTCGAACGTGTCGCCGGTCACGACCGCGAGCCCCGCCTGCACCACGGGTGCGGCCACGAACGCGGTCGCGATGGATCGGTACGTGAACGGGCCCTGCGTGATCCGCCCGACCGTGATCTCGCCGACGGGCCGGAACGTGCTGTCCGGGTGCCGTGCCCCGTCCGCGCCACCGTCCTCAGCCCACCCGCGGAGCACGAGCACCGCACCCGACTTCAGCAGGTCGGTGAGGTTCACGATCTCGGCCGGGTCGTCCTGCCGGAGAACCATGCCACCGGTGGGCGCGGCAGGGACTCCCGGCTGCACGACCGGGAACGCGTCACCGATCGGAGCGAACACACTCGACCGGAGGGACGTTGACTCGTCATCCAGTGACGCCACATGAGCGAACACGGCCGTCTCCGGTCGGGTCGGATCGAACAACCACGAGTCCGCTCCGCTCATGGATGCTGTGATCACGGTCGGCAGAGAGCGCTCCGAGTACGGCGTGGCCGACAGCGTAGTGACGGTCCACGAAACCGGCCCGGAAGGGGCCGCAAGATCGACGACCTTCACCGACGGCCCTGGCGACACGACTTCACCGATCGTGACACCGTCGCGTTGCACCCGCACAGACAGGCCCGCTGCAGCCGTAACCGTCAGCTGCGGCAGCGGCAGCCCCGAAACCGGGTGCGTCGCCGTTGCGAAGGCTACCGACGGCGCGGCAGGCTTCGGCACGTTGATCGTCACCGCAGTCTCCGCCCACGCCGACCACTGTGCGCCACCAGCCTGCGAGAACCGTGCCCGGGCCTTCACCGCCCGCCCATTGCTGAGCGGGGATGTCAGAGCCCACGGGAACGGGCCCGTCGTGGACGCCAGGATCTCGCCCGTCGTCGCGTCCGTCCACTGCGCTTCCCACCCGACGACAGGGCCGCCGTCCGTGGTCGCCGCACCCGACACGGCCATGGTCGGCACCCTGGATGCAACCTGCCCGGCCACAGGGGCCGGGGTGAGAGTGATCGTCGGCGCGGCCGGAGCCGGCCGGTGCGTGAGATCCAGAACCGCATAGTCGGACAGGTCCGGCGCGGACGTCGTCCACGTCGCCAGCAGATACCGGTACGCGGTGCCCGACGTCGCAGCGAACCCAGGCAGCAGCGCCGACTGGTCCGCCTTCGGACTCACCAGTGTCGAGCCCGCCTGCCAGGCAGCCCCGTTCCACCACTGGATGTTCGACCCGGACCCGGGAGGAGACTCCCGGTAGACGGCGACGCCCTTCTGATCACCCTCGACGGGTGGCGTCCACGTCACCGGCAGCGGCTGTGTCAGATCCACCGAGCCAGGGACCGGCGAGATCCACGACACCTGCGGTTTCACGGTCGTCGTGACCAGGATCGACTCGGCGACACCGTCGCCGACCATCGTCCCCGACGCTTCCGGGATCGAGGTCACCGAGGTGACATCGGTCGTGGAGATCATCATCGACGTGTAGCCCGTCACCGGGATATCGATCCCACCCCACCGCATCGGGCCGAACGCGGCACGCTGCGTGCCCCCGGTGGGAAGCAGCGACCCGGCAGCCTTCGCCTGCTTCATCGCACCTATCCGCAGCACATGCCCGGACACGGCATAGTCGGAGCCCATGCCCGGGTACGTCACGGGCTGATTCGCGCGCCGCATCAGCGTGTACGACTTCACCCCGCGAACGCCGGTGAGCCGGAGCGTGGTGAGCGACCCGGTGTGCTGCATGTGCGTAGTCAGCCACCCACCATCCGTGAGCTGCGACCACGTCTTATAGAGCTTCATCGGACGCCACTGCACGCACGACCACTTGAAGATCGACGCGTCGGTGCCCGCGACCGTGACGGTCTTCTGCACCACCAGCACAGCACCCGACAGTCGCCGCGGATCCCCGGTCGGGACCATCGACGTCAACGACACGACAGACCAGCCCGCCGGGAGGACGAACGCCGAAGCATCCGCCACCCCCGACGTCACGCTGACGTCCGCGGCGTACAGCACCGCGACCAGCACGTCACCGACGGCGGCCGCATCCGTGGACACCTGGATCGATGCGGTCTGCAGATCCGCGGCCATAGCCGCCGTATGCCGAACCGTCGTCGAAGCGATGGTCATGCGAGCCTCCTAGTAGCGTCCATTGCCGAGCCGCGCACGCCTCGCGTTCCCACTAGCGGCCTTCACGATCCGCCCATCAATGAGCTGCGCCAGCCCATCACCACCGATCTGCAAAGTGCCGGTGATCGCCATGCCGTCGAGCGAGAGCCGGCCGTCAGCAGCGCGCGCCTGGGAGGACGGGGTTCCATCCGCGAAGAACGAGGAACCTGACGGGATGTACGTCCCGCCCAGGATCGATGCCGTTTCGGACATGATCGCGTCGGCCCGCGAGCGCTTCGACAGTGCGTGCGGGATGTACGACTCCCCACCGGTCTCCGACTCCGCCCACACCCGCAGGTCACCGGCGCGCGCCATCTGCGCGACGTGGTTCTCAGATCGGTAGACGTTGCCGGCCGCGTTGAAGCTGACAACGGCGCCATCCGCATAGGTGCCCATGCGACCGTTACCGGACGCGGCACCGTTGAGGTCCGGCATGATCGCCCGGTACTCGATGGTTCCCGTCAGGTAGCCGTAGTTGGCGCGGAAGTCGTCGATGGTCCACTTTGCGCGGGCGGTGTCCGCGATCACCGTGATCTGCCGGTCCGTGGGGATCGCGAGGATCTTGTCCCGCAGGGTCGCGGCCTCGTCGGACGAGTAGCCCATCTGGATCGCGGCGTCATAGAGCTTCTGTCGCGCATCGACCAGGCGAGTGTTGAACCCGGCCGTATCTCCGTCGAGCTGCAGCTGCGCGGTGGACATGTCCCACGCGTTCGCGGCGAGGTCCTCCAGCATCGACATGTTGTCGCGGCCCGCCTGGGTAGTCAGGTCGAGTGTCGCAGCGTAGCCGTCCTGCCCTTCCTTGATCTTCGCGATCTGATCGTTGACCTTCGCGAGTGCATCCTGATACTCGATGTTCGAGGAGATCGCATCTCGGTTCTGCGCGTTGGCCTGACCGATCTGGTCCAGGAGCTCGGACAGCTTCTTCGCGAGATCGTCCACGGACTTCGACTCATCGAGGTACGCGTCCGTGGCATTCTGTGCCGTGTCGGCGCTCTCGTTCGTCGCATCGGCGCCATCCTTCTCAGCGCGCGCCTTCTGATCTGCGAGCTTCGTTCCGTCCTTGATGGCGGTGTTCTGCCGGTCGACGCCGTTCGTCATCGCCTCGAGAGCGAGAGTCAGCTCCACTGTGTTCAGGCCCGTCTCGGCCATGAGCTTGTTGCGCTCTTCCTGGTCGCCGCCCAACGCCTTGTAATAGCGCGAGAGTTGGGCCGTCGCGGCCTGATTGCCGAGCGCAGCGTCGGTGAGGGTGTCCATGCTCACGCCGAGCTTGTCGGCGGCGTCCGCGGCCGACTGCCAGTTGAACGAGAGCAGCTCGCCGCCCTTGGTCAGCTCCCCGATCGCGATGTCACGCGCGGCTCCGCTGATCTTGCCTGTCGCCTTGTCGACGGTGTCCGCGTACGACTCTGCAACCTGCGCGGCTGCAGCCTGCTTCGCGGCCAGGAGGGCGACGACCGCGATGATCCCGGTCAGCGCGAGCCCTGCCGCACCACCGAGCAGCGCCGTGCGGCCCATGCTCACGTTGGTGGCGTCGAGCTGAGCCTTCAACTCCAGGAACTTCACCCGGGCGCCGACTGCGCCGCCGGCGAAAAGGAGGATCGCCGCCGTTGCAACACCGAGGACGAGCGCGGTCGATTGGATCGGCTGCGGGGCCTCTCCGAATCCGTCCACCATGGCCGTGACGCCCTGCACGAGCCCGCGGAGCACGTCGTTCGCGGCAGACCCGGAACGGATCAGCGCCGTGTCGAAGGCGCCGCCGAGCTTCTCGACGTCACCGGCGAGATTGTCCTGACGCATCGCGGCTTGCTGCGCTGCGTACCCGGTCTCGTCGACGGCCGCGGTCCACTCCTTCACCGCGGTGGCGCCGCCCTCGTAGAGGACCCGCGCCGCTGTGATCTGCTCGTTGCCGAAGATCCGACCGAGAGCCGCAGCGCGCTCAGCCTCCGTGAGGTCCCCGAACGCGCCCTGAAGCTCCTGCGAGACGGCGGCGAGCGACTTCATCTTGCCGTTGCTGTCGAAGATCTCGACGCCGTATTCCTTCATCGTCTTCGCGGCCAGGGCCGACGGGGACGTGAGGGACATGAGCACGCCGCGCAAGCCAGTGCCGGCGCGCTCCCCGATCTGGCCCTGAGATGCGAACAATGCCAGGGTGCCCGTCGTCTCCTCGAGAGAGATCCCGAGTCCGGCGGCGACAGGACCGACGTATTGCAGGGCGAGGGCGAGATCATCGACAGAGCCCTGCGCCTTGCCGGCGCCGGCGGCGAGAAGGTCGGACACGTGACTCGACTGACTCGCCTCAAGGTGGTACTGCTTCAGCGTGGTCGCCATGATCTCCGCCGACCGTGCGACCTGCAGTTGACCGGCCGCAGCGAGAGCCAGAGCGCCGTTCAGCGAGCCGCCGACGACCTCCGAGACGGACAGGCCGGCCTTTGCGAGCTCCTCCTCGGCAGCCGCGGCCTCGGACGCGGAGTACTTGGTGTCGCCACCTGCCTTCAGCGCAGCCTCACCGAGCTGCTTCTGCTCTTCGGCGGTGGCCATCGTCGCCGCGCGCACGTTCGACATGGCCGAGTCGAACTCGGTCGCCTTCACCACCGCGAGCGTCACCATCGCGGCGACGGCAGTACCAGCGGCGAGCATCGCAAGCGACAGCTTCTTCGCGGCGTCCGCCTGCTGCTCGGTCGACTTCTTCTGCTCGTCCTGCTTCGGCTTCGCCTTGCGAGACTGCTCGCCGACCTCCTCGGTCGCCTTCGCCTGCTCATCGAGGGGCGCCTTCGAAGACCTCGCCTTCTTCCCGGTCTCGTCCGTCGACTTGCCGAGCTCGTCGATCTTCGGCTTGGCCTCCTGCGCCGCCTGTCCGGTCTTCTCGACCGCGGCCTTCGCGTCAGCCTGGTCCTGTTTGAAGACCTGGGCCCCGATCGTCTGGAGCTTGAAGACGAGCGCGCCGGCGTCGAACATCGTCCACCACCTTTCGCAGCCAAGTGCCGTCGATGTCGAGCAGTCGCTCGACGGCGCCGCGCACGAAATGCCATGTGCGGGCGGTGAGCGCGTTGTCGAGGTCCGTGATCAGGTGGGATTGGGCGAGGTCGAGCTCGATCTGCCCAAACAGCTCCGGGAGAACGAGAGTCCAGAGTTCGCGGGCGCTCAGCGAGTCGCCCGTGGGTGCGTGCGCGGCGGCCCGCTCGCGGGATTCTCGCCACCCGGGCGGGTAGAGGTAGTCGGGATAGATCCCGTTCTCGTCGGGGTCACCTACTCCGAACTGGGCGATGTCCGCGGGACCAAGAGCCCCAACCGTGTGGACAGCGCCCCCGCGGCTTTTAGGGTGCCGGCGAGGCCCTCACCACCCTCGATGTACAGGCGGATGCCGTCCATGCCGAGGATCGTCTGCCAGAAGAACGCCGGCATGAGGATCTGCTCAGCTTCAGCCTGCGACAGCTCGAGTCCGATGCGGTTGAAGTTCGTCTGGTCCGCGGTCGGGACGGGGATCCACCTGTCTCCATCGAGTACAGCGCCGTCGACAGCGATCTGCAGCGCGGCAGCGAAGTCCGGTCCGGCGGCGACGCCGCCCATGGACCCGATCAGCACGTCGGTGATCTGTCGGCCAGCGTGACCTGGGAGGGGCCGGATCACAAACGGCTCCAGCCCCTCCATGGTCAGGACGAGGTTGCGGCCGTCCTTCTTTGCGTCGATCATCAGGAACCCTGCTTCCTTCAGATCAGGCCGCGGTGTACGGCAGCGAGTTCGACGCGCCCACACTGTTGGTGAGCACGATCGGCGCAGAGCCGGTGACGGTCGCAGGGACCAGGATCCCCATCGTGTAGTCGTCCGACGGGAGGAACTTCACGATGACCTTGCCGCCCATGGTCCCCGACGTGACGCCCGTCAGCTTGTAGCCGCGGACGACGATCAGGTCGCCAGGGGCCTTCAGCGTCGGGGTGGCGGAGTCGAGGATGGGTGCGCCAGTGCCGGCGAGGGGAGACGCGACCTGCGGGACGACGCCATTCGATGTGAGCGTGATCGTGACGATGCCCTTGTCGGCGTAGCCGGTGTTCGCCTCGGAGTACGCAACCGAGAACGTGCCCTGCACCACCGGCATCTGCTCGTCGAGCGCGTCCGTGAAGAGCTGGAACTCGCGCTTGTTCGCCGCGCCCGTCGAGAATGCAGCGGCGACGAGGTCACGGAACCATGCCTGTGCGGCGACGATCTGTCGCGTCACCGGATCCCGGACGACCTCGACGTTGAACGTCGGCGCGTAGTTGTAACCGATGATGTCCTCGGCGGTGCGGCCCTTCTGGCCGTAGACCTCCTTCGGGACCTTGATCGGGGTCGGGTTCAGGGCGAGGTTGTTGATGTCGCCCGTGATGTTCACGAACACGCCGCCGAGCTTCAGACGGATGAGGCGCTGGTGCGCGAGCGACACGGACCCGACGGACGGGGCGGTGGTGTCGTAGATGGTGGTGTCGGCCATGGATCTGCTCCTTGCTTTCTGTGGGGATGTCGGCGCGCGCCGACGACCCCTCGCATTGGAGGGGTGGTCTGGATGGGAGGGCTACGGCCGGCGGCCGCGGAAGTGGAACGTCGCCGCGACGGCGGAACGTCCTTGCGTGTCGGGGTCGAAGTCGAGGGCGGAGAACTCCCACGCCCACGAGATGCCGAGCACGTTCGGCGTGTACTCCGTCTGGTCGAGGAGCGCGCGGAGATCGGCCGCCCAGGAACGCACGGTCGGAGGCGACCCGATTCGGCGGGTGTAGACCTGCGTGCGGTAGACGATGTCCGCACGGCCGTCCGGGATCGGTCGGAGAGGCGTGAGGAGCGTGAACTCCTGGACCGTCGTCGGCATGATGCCGTCGAGGCGGATGCCGCGCTCCACGATCGCCCCAGTCGCCTTATACACGGCCAGGTTGTTGTCGTGGAGCAACTGCGCGATCGCCCGGTTCAGGACGATCTCGGGAGCGTCAGGCATCGAACACCCCCAGACGCCGCCCGAACTCATTCCAGATCGCGAGACTCCGCAGGCGGTTCTCAGGGTCAAGGGGAATGAAGGACCCCAGGTCGTCGGTCTGGACCCTGACCGGGACATCTTCCGGGATCATGCCGCCGTCAACCATCGGCCACCTTCTTCGCGATGATCTGGCCGATGACGGCCTTGTTCTCCATCGCCGCGTTCTCCAACCACTTGCCCTGCGCCTTCGGGTTCGAGTCGGTCGAGAAGTTGTACTCGGGATGCTCGTGCAGCCGCACGGCATAGGGGGTGTCGAACGTCACAGCCGCGCCTTCTTCGGCGTCCTGCGCGAGTTCGACGGCACCGGATCCGGCGAGCGTGCCTTCGTCCCGGGGGGAGCGATCGACGGCCTCAGCGAGCAGGAACTCTGCGGCGAGGTTCTCGCCGGCGACAATTCGCTGGTCCAGCTCGGGACCGGTCGGGAAGTTGATGGTCAGACTGACCTTCGCTGTGACGCCCATGCCAGCCTCCTACTCGAGGTAGAGCTCGACGTGCGAGGGCGTGCCCTTGTACTCGAAGTACTCCGATGCGATGACCTCGGAGCGTCGCTCACGCGGCAGCCCCGGCCAGACGGTCACGCGAGTGCGTGGTTGGCAGTCGTCATCGAGCAGCAGGACCACGAACGCGGTCGAGGTGACTTCCTGCCCGGCGGTGGGGGAGTTGGTGCGCCGGTCCACGACCAGACGCACCTTCTGCTCCACGTACGCGGGACGGTCAGGGCGCGGATCCGCCCAGATGTCGCCCTCAGCGCCGTCACCGTCGAACGCTTCGATCGTGACCCGGTGGGGGAGATGCTTCTTCCGGAGTCGGGTCACGGCGGCCTCCTACGTGTGGGCGACGAACGGGGCGATCAGGCCCGCGTTGGTGAGGATGTCCATCGCGCGGGTGCCGATGCGGCGCTGCAGCTTCTCGACTGCGGTGAGCCCATCAGACGAGGACGAGGTCGTGCCGAGCGACACGGAGCCGATCTTCACGGCCCCGGCAAACGCATCGGCGCCGGTAGGGTCGTCCGTCTCCTGCCAGTACTCGACAATCGCACACGCAGCCGCCTTGAACGCCTCGACGTGCGCAGGGTCCGTGGGCATGCCGTTGGTGTCGGCGGGGAAGACGGACAGGCGGGTGAGGGTGTCCACCTCGATCGACGCCATGAGGATCCGCTTCTCCAGCGACCCGGCAATGCCGACCCACGCTTCCTCTGCCTGGATGGCATAGTCCGCCTCGGTCGCGTAGGCTCGCAGCGCCATCAGAGCTCCTCGGGGCCGGACTCGATCCCCACGTCCGTCGGTGGCGGGACGATCTTCTCGCCGAGGATGCCACGAATATCTTTCGCGGACACACGCGAAGGCAGGTCGACGTGGTTCGCCTCGGCGAGGGCGACGAGCGCCCCCTTCGTCATCTTGCCGAGCTCAGGCTGCACGGTGTCGTCGATGACGAAACCGTGCTGCTCGAGCGCGAGACGGCGCTCCGGGTGCAAGGCCAGGACCTCTGCGGTCCCGTCGATGAACTCGACATCGAGGAACATCTGGCGGCCGAGCTCCGGCCGCGGGTGTGTGACGCGCATGAAGACTCCTTCGGTTAGCCGTGCCGTCGCCGTGCAGGGCCAGCGACGGCACGGGTCTAGTTCCCGTCAGCGAATGAGAGCTGCTCACGGGCAGAGTTGCGGTGCCGGCCGGTCCGGCTGATGAAGTCGCGCATGCTCGACTGGGCGTCGTTCGCGTCCTGCCCGGCGCGGCGCCGGTCGACGTCGTTCATCGCGGCCGCCTCGCGGCGTTTCGCCGAGCGGATCTCCCGCTCGAGGCGGCGCTGCTCGGCGCGCTCCTTCTCGGCCGCGGGGTCATGCTCCACACCGGACGGGAGGACAGTCGCGCCAGGCAGGTAGGCGACGACGCGGTCGCGGCAGTTGGGGTGTCCCCAGCCGGCGTTGCGGGCGTCGTCGATGGTTCCCTTGATCTGCACGGTGACGGGTCCGCCGCTGGCGGCAGAGGATACGGTCACCGTTCCGCGCGTCCCGTCGAACGAGACGACGGAGCCGATCCACGGTGCGCACTTCGCGCACGCGTCGAGGCTCCCCGCGATCGTGCCGAGGTTCACGCCCGACTGCTGCATCCGTGCGATGCCGGCTTCCTCCCATGCGCGCTGCGCGGAGGTCCGCCCCGCCATCTCGGCGTAGGAGCCGATCGGCATCCGCAGATGCACAGATCCGTCCTTGCGGAGGTAGTTGATGTGGCCGATGCCCTGGGCGAGGAACTTCTGGACGGCGGCGGCCTGAGCCTGCCGGGTGGTCTGCGCGCCGAGGATGATGCGGGGGGAGTGCTCCGACATGACCTGCTTGTACACGTCGTCGGGGAAGCGGGTGATGCGCGAGTTGAGGACGTCGAGCTTCGATTGCAGGTCCAGGGTCAGCGCTCCGACGGCGTTCGCGGCCGTTGACCCGACCATGCGGTTGCGGGCGCGGCGGACTCCGAAGAGTTGGGCGGCAGCAGCGGCCTGCCCTGCTTGCGCGGCCGTCAGCACGATGTACTCGGCGAGGCCGTCACGCTGGAGCTGGGCGACCTGGGTTCGGGCGACGCGGCGGAGCTCTGCGAGTGCGGAGGCGCGCTCCAGGTCCGCTTCCCACATGTGCCGCTGGTGCAGTACCGACGTCTCATCGCCCACCTGCACGAGGACCAGGATCCGGCGCATGCGGCGTGCGGCCACCTCGATCAGCACCGTCTCGGCGTCCGTGTATCGGGCGGCGAGCATCTCGCCGAGCTGCTCGATCAGGTCATCGAACGATGCGAGGTCAGGGTCGGGGACGAACACGGCCATGCGGTGTCCTTCCCCGAGGCCCGCCCGGGCGGCACGGATGCCAGGCCCGGGCGGGCGGGATCGGTTACGGGATCGTGGTGAACGACACCGTGGCGGTGGCGATGCCCTCCGGGCGGAACACCTTCGCGCCGAAGATGTTCAGACCGCGAACGAGGTCACCGAAGCGGTGCTCGGAGCGGATTGCCTCGGTCTCGGTGATCTGGTTCGCGAACGACACCGCGTCCGGGACACCCGCGCAGATGACCAGGTCATCCTTGTTCGCGCCGGCGCCGCCGACCTTCTGGATGTTGTTCGACACGAGCACGTCGAAGCCGGAGCCACGACCGACCTGCCCGTTGAGGAGCCCGTCGGTGGACCCCGACGCGGACAGGTCCGTGTACCGCTTGTCCATCAGCAGGGCGCTGATGAACTGCGACGGCACGACCACGTACCGGCCGACGGTCGGCACCGACTGGTTGTCGAGCTTCTCGCGCAGCTTCACGAGCAGCTGGTACGCCGAGATGTTCGTGCCCGTGACGATCTTCGACGGGTCACCGTCGAACACCGTCGCGCGACCGTACTGATTCGCGGCCAGCGCCCCACCGAAGTAGAGGCCTGCGATGTACTTGTCGACGGCGTCCTTGAGGCCGACGCCCGCACGCTGCGTGGCCGGGTTCTGGAAGTCGCCGGCCGCCTGGACCTTGTCGACGTCGTTCACGCGGAACGCGTAGTAGTTGCCCTGGTTGATGAGCATGGCGGTGTCGGAGTCGGCGAGGTCCTCGACGACGATGTCCGTGGTCTTGTCGTAGGTGCGGATCGTGGGGTCCGCGACCGACGTCACGTGGACGGTGTCGCCCTGCTGCTGGATCTTGCCTTCGTACTTGGTGTTCGCGACGTTCGGCTGACCGAACACGAGCGCCTTCTCGAAGGGGACCTGGACTGCGGCTTCCCACAGCTCCGGGACGAAGTTGGCGATGGTCATGATGGGCTCCTAACCCTTAGTTCTTGAGCAGGGACTGGAGTCGTCCCTGCTTCGCTGCCTTGAGCCGCTCCTCCGGGGAGAGTGCGGCGAGCTGTTCGCGGGAGAGCTGGGATGCTCCCTCGCCGGAGTGCTGGGCGCCGCCGGTCGAAACGGCCACCTGGGCGCGCTTGAACTTGGCGGGGTTCCCGTCGACCGTGTCCTTGATGAGCTGATCCACCTGGGATCCGAACTCGGCGTCGGACGGGTCGAGCGCGGCGAGCTTGCGCAGGAATCCGCTCGAGTCGAGCAGCTCCTCCGTGTTCGCGCCGTGCTTGTCGGCGTTGCGGAGAACGGCGAGGTCACGCTTGGTCGCGTTGGCTTCGTCGATCGCGGACTGTCGGTCGGCCTGGGCCTGCGTCAGCAGGGCCTCAGGGTCGACCTTCTCGTCGTCCTTGACCAGCCCGAGCGCCTTGCCGATCGACTGCGCGAGCTCGGACTTGGCGGCCTCGGCGGCAGCAGCCGCGTCGGTCTTCGCCTTCTCCCGAGCGCTCGCGTTCTCTCGACGCAGCTTCTCGACGTACTCGCGAGAGAACGTCTCCGGCGCATCCGACGTCGTGTCGGCGGCCGTCTCCGTACCGGTGTCGGTCGCCGTCACGGCGGCATTGGCCGCAGTGTCCGTCGCCGCGTCGGTCTCGCCCGAGGTCGTGTCGGTCGAGGTGTCGTCGCTCGTGGTCTGGTCAGTGGACATGGTGAATCTCCTTCTCCGCCTCCGGGACGGGTTTCGGGATGGGCCGTGCAGCACCGGGCATGCACGGACGAGGGTTTGGAGGGGCGCAAGTGTCCTCAGCCGGTTGGTGCCGGCGTCGCTGGATCCTTGGGCGCGCGGAGGGCGCAGAGCATGAACGCCCCTCCAGGCGTGTGAGTAGCGCCGTCCGCAGGGATCGAACCTGCAACCGCCGGTTTTGGAGACCGGTGCTCTACCAGTTGAGCTAGAACGACGGGGCCAGCCACGGACCTGGGGATCCGGCTCTGGCGTATGAAGTTGTGGGCGCGCGGGCTGACTCAGGCGCTACGGCCCCTGGGATCACCAGCCAGCACCATCCGGGTGGCGCGCGCTCGACTCGTTCACGGAGGGTCAGACCGTCAGGCGCTCGACAGGTCGGTCGAGACTTTGAGCCGTCACATAACGGCACCTTGGGTGCGCTCTTCTCGTCTTCTCGGGCGACGCGTGCCCTCAAACGGGGGGAGGAAACCCCTGGACGTCTCATTCGGCGTTGAGTGCCGCCTGCTCTGCGCGCTCCGAGGTGAGCGCGATGTCGAGCAAGCCACGCGTCAGCGGCCACGCCTGCTCGGGGGTGGTGACGCCGACCGCAGACTGACCCTCACGCTCCATCTCCGACGAAAGCTTGTGCGCTACCAGCACCCAGCCGGCCACGAACACCTCCGGCTCGACGACACCGTAGTACTGCGCAATCGCCCGACCGAGATCCGCGCGAGCCTCAGCGGCGCCGTCCTCATCGGTCTCGTGCGAGACCGGAGGTGCTGCCGCGGACGCGAGCACAGGGCGCTCGTACGTCTGCTCGAAGATGTCCGGCTTGCACGGGTAGAACTCACCCTGCACGCCCCGGATGATCCAGTCGCCAGGCTCGGCGCGCATGACGCCTTCGAGCGTGTGGATCTCGATCCCGAACGGCCGCCGAGGTCCGACGACCCGGAAGTCGCGGAAGCCGTGGCCGAGCATCCAACCGGCGATCGTCGCGTGTGCGGCGTCGTGCGGGCTTAGCACGTCCTCTGCCTCCGTGATATCCGGATCCAGGTGCACGGCCTCGATCTCGACGGGCTTCTTGTGGAACTTCTGAGGTGCGCTGGCGCTCACGGTTGGCCTCCGTAGTCGATCCCAGTGACACGCAGGGGCGCATCGCGGAGTGCACCTTGCAGAGCCCGCACCCATGCCTCGGAGGTGGTCCCAGCCCAGTCGACGCCGGACGGCTGATCCTTCACGTAGGCGAGGGTGACGTGTGCCCGGTACTCGGGGAACGTGCTCACGTGCGGGAGGTACGACAGGCGCGCGTGCGCCTTTGCCAGCTCCGGGGTGAGGGCCAGATGCGCGACGATGCACTTGTACGGGTCGTCGGGGTACGGCGAGTCGAAGACGCCGACGTGGTCGACGGTCACGGCGGAGAGGTCGACGTCGGTGAGGAGCGCATCGACATGCTCCCGCCACACGGGGCCCGGCTGCATGAGCCCGTAGAGCAGCGTGATGTGGGCGCCGCGCTCTGCGACAGCACCGTCGATCCACCACCGCGATGGGTCCACCCCTCGCAGGGAGTAGAGGTCGCGGTCAGGGTCCAGACCGGCGTCTCGGGCGTAGTCCGTGACCTCGATCGGCTCGACATCGGCCATGATGCAGCCGAGCTCGCTCAGGTCGATGCCAAGCGCGGCATGCACGGCGGGGAACTGGTGCGCGGACTCGGTCATCACGCGTCCTTCCCGTAGGCGATATCGCGGCCCCGCCGGAGCGCATTGACCGCCTTGTTGACCTCGGGGCGGGACAGCACGTCGGACCAGACACGCACCTGGTGCTGCTCGGTGGCGTACTCGCCGATGTGCGCGTTCGTGGCGACCGTGCGCGCAGCCTCATCCTCGGCGTACTCCAGCAGGTCCCGGATCTCGGCGACGGTGAGGTCGATGCCAAGCTGCAGCCAGCCCGTCTCGAGCCCCGCAGCATCCTGGGAGCCGACACGGTTCCACTGGACGTGCACGTTCCGGCGCGGGACCTCGACGTGCGCGATCGCCTCGATGAGCTGCCCGGGGTGCCCGGGCGCGTACTCCGGCGCCGGCAGAGCCCGGTCGATGATGCGGTTGTGGGTGATCTGTTCGCGGGCCATGGCCTCGCCTTTCCTGTGAAGCCCCGTCACGGGGCCTGCCCGGCATCGCGCCGAGAAGTGGGACCGATACGGTGATCGGGTGAGCAGCACCTGGTGGGCCGAGTTCGGAGGACAAGTAGCCGTTGGCGTCGTCGTCGCTGCTATCGGCGCGATCGGCGCGGCCCTCACTCCGTGGGGCAAGAAGGCCATGTCCCGAATCGTCAGCGCTCTTCAGGGCGCGGGACGATTCATCGCTTCGGTGAGGGTTACCACTCGGGCTCGGATCGATGCCGAGGTCGCCGACGCTGTGGAACGGGCGACGGATTCCGATGACGACGACGGGGAAGGCCGGCCCTTGCAGCCAGAGGAGCATCGAGGGTGGGTGATGCTTCCCGCGCCGACACCCCGAACCTGGATGCTCCGCAATCAGACGGGCGAGGATGCGGTCGTGGAGATGATCATGATGGCCGCCAGCGCGTACTTCGACTGGGAGCCACCCGAATACCCGATCGCTCTGAAGGACGGCGCGTCTCTCTCATTCCCTGCCCGGCGAGTTCGGACGAGCTTCAACTTCATGCCCTTCCTCGACAACCCGATGGCGAACGTGATGTGGCAGGACAGCCATGGTGATGAGCGCGAAGACGTGATCTGGATCGTCGTCAACCGGTGAACGTTGCCGGGTCAGGCGCCGTGAGCCCCTTCTCCTGCTGGATCCGGGCCACCTCTTCACCGATCCACACGTCATCCCGATCAGGATTCGCGCGGCGCACCTTCGTCTCCGTGGAGATCGCGGACGCCGCATCCAACAGGGACACGATCCGGACTTCCTTCTCCGGGTCGATCTGCGACACCGCCGGGAACTCGGCGACCACGTCCACGCCGGGACGGCCGCCCTTGCCGCGGAAGATGATCCCGTCGAGCTCGAGACAGATCGATGCGATGCGTGTGCGCGCCAGCGACGCGTACCGGATCTTCTTGTCGCGGGTGCGTTCCGTGTCCGAGCGGCGATCGGTGACCTCGGTCGCCGTCACGGCGACGTCGTTCGAGTGCTCGCCATATGACGACAGCGAGTAGCCGGTCGCCTGGAGGATCTCCTTCTTCAGGTTGAACGCAGTGCGCTCGTGCTCATCGACACGGATCGCGAACTGCTGCGCCTCGATGTTCTTCCCGTCCTTGTTCGGGAGAGCGTTCAGCAGCGCGTACACCTCCCGTTCCGCGTCGAAGAACCCGCCCTGGCCGCGGCCGTTGGACTGGATCATCGCCTCGGGGACGAAGATGCGGGCACGTCCGACCTTCAGGTCCCGCATCCATGACGACCAGACCTCATCGAACCCGTTCAGGAGCGGCTCGACGCCTTCGAAGTCGGAGCGGCCCCAGGCGGAGAACTGGCCCTTGCGGCGCAGCTTCCGCGGCTTGCGGATGTTCGGCTCGTACACGGCCGTGAGCCGGTCGATATGCGTCGGGATGATCGTCTGCATACCGTCGGACACGGCGCCGGCAAGCTCGGCGAGGTGGGCGGTCTCGGGGCGCATCGTCAGCGGGACCCGTACCCCGATCCGCTCCTGGTCGTCGGACACGTACAGGGCGTGGATGATCGCGCCGGGCTCGTGGTGCTCGATGTGCCGGAACACCTTCCGGTCGTCGTCGATGCGAGTCCAGAACGATACCTCGACGAGCTGTCCACCACGGAACGTCGGCACGGCGGCGTCCGCGTCCACACTCCGGTAGAAGACGTGATCGAACGGGCCGGCAAGGTCCCAGTCGGCAACCCAGTAGGTGCCGCCGAGAGCCGCCTCGAGCTCGCCCGCCTCGTTCTGCGTCATCGCGGACTGTGCGGAATTCATGATCACGTCGAGGCGCTGCTCCGTCGCGTCAGGGTTCACCTTGTCGGCATCGCCGGCGACACCGAACACGGGCGGTTCCGCGTTCAGCAGGTCGCTCGACAGGGTCGCGAGGTTCGACGCCATCGGGATGTGCAGCGCCGTCCGCTCCTCACCTGAAGCGAGAGGGCGACCCCACCAGAAGCGGGACATGAACCCGGCCACACCGCCCTGCATCGGACGGCCGCCGCGCAGGTGTGACGCGGACTGTGCGCCACCGTAGATCGCGCGGAGCTCGTCAACGTCACCCGTGTACCAGGCGCCGTGCTCACGCATGCGAGCGAACCCGGGGGCGAGTTGCTTCGGGGGGAAGAACGATCCGTCAGCGGGAAGCGGCATGCTGAACTCCCCTCGGTCAGGCGGCGATGTCGAACTCGTAGGACTGGCGTGTGGAGTGGACGATGTAGCGGCCGGCATCGAGCGAGTCGTCGTTGTCCTTGACGGGCTCGTCGTTGCCGTTCGCGGTGGCCTTCGCGTCCCAGGCGTACTCGGTGACTTCTTGCAGCCAACCCTTGCACCGGTCGGTGACGATCATCTGGTCGTTGTCGAGGAGCCGTGAGATGGTGCCGATGCCGGGGAGGACCTCGTGGTCGGCATGCCAGGTTGTGATCCCGAGCTTGAACAGCTCTTCCTGGAAGTGCGCGGCAGCCGGGTCGATGATCTGGAACTCAGGTGTCAACGACGACGGGCGAGGCTGGTGATCCTTCGCAAGCCACGACTTCAGCTGCAGAGCCGTCGTCGACGGCGCCTGACGCCGGTTGTCGTGGTCGCGCGGGTCGTACCGGTACTCGTCCATCAGCACCAGGCGGGGCTTCTCCTCGCGCGTGATGCCGGCCATGATCGCTGACGTCGCGTGCGTTGTGCCGAAGTCGATGCCCGTGCCAAGCAGCCGGTAGATCGGCGGCATGTCCTCGAAGCGGATCTGATGCCGGCGCGGGTCCCACATCGGGTAGACGGCGCCCTCGGCGTTCGTCCACTCGCCCTTGATGAACCGGTCGTAGAACACTCCCGTGTAGGAGCGCTTCATCCGGTCGATGTAGGCGGTCTCGAGCGACGGGTTATCCGCCATCGTGAAGTGGAACGCGATCAGGTCGACGGCGTCCGCCTTCAGCAGCCAGTTCTTCCGCAGCCAGTGATTCCGGGATGCCGGGTTCATCGTCGCGAGCAGGCGGGCACCGGACACACGCAGACGGGTGACGAGCATGTTCCAGAACACTTCAGGCAGCAGCGTCGCCTCGTCGACGTACGCGAGACCGATCGTCGCACCCTGGATCCGTCCGACAGCCTCCACGTTGTGAGCGCCGACGATCATCACCTCACGGCCCAGGATGACCGCTTTCGTCGCCCCCGGCGTGTAGATCACCTGCGACGCGATCACCGACCCGAACATGTGCGGGTCCTGCAGCGGCTGGATCACGTTCTGATAGATCGTCTGCAAGGTACGGCCCACGATCACGATCAGACCTGACCGCGGGGCGATACGCACCGCAAGCAGGAACGCGATCAGCGACGCGATCGTCTTCCCCGCAGACACTGACCCATACCAGATGGACAGCGACCGCTTCGCCGAATCCACCACGGACAGGATCTGCGCCCGCGACATTCGACTCGTGAGGCTATTCAGGTCCAGCATCGGTCGAACCCTCATCCCGCAACGCATCCGCCGCCGCACCCAACGCAGACGCCACATGATCGAGCAGCCCGACCGCGGACTCAGTCCCGCCGGCCTCGCGCTCAACGATCCGCGTCAGCTTGTCGAACGTGATCCCCGCCGTCACCACCGCATTCCGGCGAACCTCCACAGGTGCGCGCTGCAACGTGTGCTCCTCATACGTGTTGTCCTTGCCGCCGAAGTTGTACACCAGGTACGGGCTATCGAGCGCGTCCAACATCTCCTCAGACCGGTGAAGCATCTTCTCCGCCAGACGCACACGCGCCACAGCAAGATCAACCTGCCGGGCCTCCGTCGCCGCCTTCGTCTGAGCGCGATCGAACGCGAGACCCTCGGCCTTCGCCCACCGCGCCACGGTCGCAACACCAACGTCCAGCTGCTTCGCGATCTGCCGGCACGACAGGCCCTGATCGAACAGTGCACGGGCCTCATGACCGCGTTTGGTCTGGAACGTCTCACGCACCATGGTTCGGGCCTCCGCTTCAGGGCCTCGTGCCCGGTGTCAGCAGGTGTTCTGGGATGCTGTGGGGATGGACAACTACGGGCTGATCGTCCTTACGGGGATCGCGACTGCGGCGGCGGTTGCAGGTGCCGTGTTCGCATGGGTACAGGCGCGCGCCGCGGTCCACAGTCGGGAGGATGCTCAACTGGCGCGCAACGAGGCACAGGACGCGCAGGGGAAGGCGGAGACCGCCCAAGCGCAGGCGAATGCCATCGCGGGTCAAGCGCGGGACGCTCTGGAGCGGTCAGCCGTTGCTTTGGAGCGCGCGAACGAGCTCGCGGAAGCGGCCATTCCTCAACCACAGGTGAGATGGAGGATTTCGCCTCTTCCTGGGGGCATGTGGGCTGTGAAGAACGTGGGTGATCTCACGGCGTCCAACGTCACGTTGTCCGGAGGACCTGGGATCTACACGGACGAAGATAGTTCGGCGTCAGTGGTGCGGCCAGGGCATGCGCTGCGGTTCGGCATCTGGCAAGGCGGGGGGATGGCGGCTCCGGTGTTGACAGTCGCCTGGGATGACTCGGATGGGGAACGACAGGAAGAGCCGATCACGGTACTCAGTTAGGGAAACTTGCGTGCCCTGGAAGCAAGTTTCAACGTCTGCTCCTGTGCCTAGGATCTGACCGCAAGCTCGGGCACCCGGCTCGAGCATGATCGGAGGTACCAGATGGCAACGCAGGATGACGCGGTGCAAGCGCTGTTCGATGCGATCGTGAAGGTGGCAACTAAGGGCGGCAATGGGGGTACGCCTGCCGCCGCGGGCATGGTTCGGGATGCGGCGATCGCGTACCGGGCCGTGGTCGGCGGCCCTCAGCCTGGCGGCGTCCTCGCCAACAACAGCTGACCCGACGACGATGCCCCCGGCGATGTGACTTTCGGGTCAGGGATCGTTCCGGGGGATCTCGGGCGGACTGGTCCACCATCTACGTTCTATCGTGCCTAGATTGCGGAGATTGCGTATTTGTTTTCGGGGTTCAGGGGCGGCGTGTCGGCTTCCCGCGCGGTCGCCCCGGCCGGATCTCGTGGCTCAGCCGAACGGCGGCCTTCGCCAGCACCAGCATCCGGTTTCGGTCGTCTCGGATCATCGCGAGCTTCTTGTCCTCGATCCACTCGTAGATAGCGCGGCGTGAACGGTTCGTGAGCACGGCCGCCTCCTTGACCGAGATCCACTCCTTCATCGCTCGGCACTCCCATCCGGGCGGTTGGTCTCGGTGAAAATGATGTACGCCTCGTAGCGGCGCAGGTCGGACAGCACGGGATCTGAGTCGTACTTCTCAATCTCGCGCGTCCAGCCGTCCGGAAACCCGAACGCACGATCGATGTCGGACTGCTTGAGCCCTGCATCACGGCGGCGGCGAATCAGCGCGGACATCGCCTCTCGATCGCGCCGCGCCAGAGTCTTCGCGATCTCGCGCATCTCGGTCATCGTTCACTCCCATCCGTGAGGGCTTCGGTGTTCTCCTTGACAGAGAACCAGGGGCCGGCCTTGCGACGGCGCTCGAGCGTGACGATCGATCCGTCGCCCCGAGGAGGTAGGGCGAACCACTCGGCCACCGTCATCTGACCGCGTGTCAGTTTCTGGTGTGGGGCCGGGTCAACGCCGCGGTCCAGGGTTCGGTACTCCCATTCGGGTTCGCCCCGCTCGGCCAGGACGGAATCCGGGCGGGCAAGCTCGATCGCCCGGTCCCGATCCCTGACATCGCGCTGAATCGACGGGTCGTCGAGACGCCCACCGTGCTTCAGTTGCGCCTTCACCGCGTCGTCGATGCGCTCAGCGAGGAACCGCAAGGCGCGTCGGATCAGCATTCCGTCGTCGTTCATCGTTCTCCTCCCTGTCCAGCGGCAGCAGCACGCAGAGCGGAACGCATGGCCCCCTCGTCATCTGTGTTCCACTCGTTGCGCCAAGCCAATAGCGCCGCCTGCACCTGCGCGTCGGTCGGCTCGCCCTTCTGTGACATTTGGGCGGACGAAATGTCAGAAACACCCGGTTCAGTGACATTTGACGGCTCGCCCTGCGCATTGAGCAGTTCGAGTGCCGCGTAGATCAGGGCCGACGCATCCTCGGCACGCCCACGGCGGGAGTAGTCGATCGCCCATGTCAGGAGGTGTCGGATGCCGTGCTGGGCGTCATGCTTGGGCGTGTAGCCCTTCGCGATCTGCCGCTCGCGCACAGCCTCGATCCGCGTCTTCCACACCTCAGGCGTCGGCTCGCCCTGCACGGTGCGGTGGAAGCCAGCGGCAAGCACCGCATCTGCGATCCGGTCAGGGGCCTCGGCGCACTCGCACTCGTCGCTCCAAGCTTCCGCATGGGCCAGGGACACCTCGCGGACCAGCGCTTCCCGCTCGTCGTCGGACGGGCTGCTCTCAGCTACTCGGAAATCTTTAGAGTAGCCAGCGACGTGTGAAGAATCGGCCGGATTCTTTACACGTCCCGAGGACGATGCAAGATCCTTCGCATGTGCCTCCTCGAACACGGCGAGCAGATCCCGGATGATGAGGATCGCCCGGTCCAGTTCGCGGGACGTCGACTTGCCGAGGTGCGAGCCATTCACGAACGCTCGCGCCTCTCGGATGCTCTGTTCCTGGTTCATGCTGCGTTCCTCTCGGTGGCGTGGTGGATGGTGAGCGCGTCGTCAACGGTCCAGGCGGCGCGGTACTGGTCACGCTGCTCGCGGACGGTGCCGCGGATCCGGTGCGTGACCCAGCGCACGGTGCCGGCGACCTTGACCGGCTCCCGCCACGTGTGGGCGGCGCGGCCGACACGGATCCGGCCGGTGACGGTGTGTTGGTCGGCATCCCAGAGCGCCAGCACCCCGCCGGGGCGGGACTGTGCGCCGAGCTGGTGGCAGTCGCATCGGCAGTCGACGTTGCGGCATTCGGCGTGGGTCGTCACCTCACAGTCGGCGGATCCCACCCAGCGGTGCACGTCGGGACGGACCCGGGCGAGCTCCTTCCCGCAGAACGGGCAGGAGACCACTGTCGCGCCGCGTTCGTCGTGGGTGACGTTGCCATGCGGGGCGATGAATCCGCAGCCGGGGCACCGCTCCTTGACGACCTGCTTCTCGCGGACCTCGACCTCCAGGTCTCGGTACGCGCGCTCTGCGGCGGCGGCGAACCGGATCGCGTCGCGGGCGCCGGCTTCGTCGTGCACCCACAGGTCGACCGTGCGTGTACCCCTCGAGGCGAGGTGGCCGCGGCACTCGTCCAGGGTGAGGAACGAGAGGGTCAGGTTCGAGTAGCCGGACGGCGCGGCGCCTTTCGGGCCGGCCTCGGGGGATACGAGGCGGCCGTCGGCTGCGCGCACCGCGGCCTCGAAGTCTGACCAGGCGGAGACTGCGTCGACCGCGCGCTCATAGCAGGGCGTGCAGAGGAACCCGACTTCGGCAGCGCGGGGAAGGCACCCGCGGCAGTCGCCCGGGTTGATGGCCCAGCCTTCGTGGTCTGGGCAGGTGACGCGGTGCGCGCCGGCCTCGGCATGGTTGCGGACGCAGGTGATCATTCGGTGGTCCTCTCCTTGAACGCGATGCAGGCTGGCCACCGCTTGGTCATGTCGCGGCCGTCGCCACGGTGGTTCTTCGAGCGCGGGTCGCGAGTGCCGCACTTCCAGCCGTGGAAGCCGCCCTCGCGCTTCTCGCGCAGCCAGGCGCAGTCCCCGCACGTACGGCCATTGCCAGCGAGCGGCATCCGTGTCGCAGGATGCATGCCGTTCTGGATCGCGAGTTGATCGCGTTGCCACTGCGGCAGCCGCTCCGACTTCGGGGCATCCTTCGGCGGAGGCGGCGCATCGAACCCGGGGAGTACGTCAGTCACGAGCTTCCTCCTCGGCCCAGCCGGGAATGGTCAGTGTCGGGATGCCCTCCGCCTCCCAGAGCGCGACGACGGAAGGGTTGTCGTCGATCGCGAACGCGACATCATGGGTCTGACGGATCGTCGTGAGGATCTCTCGCTTGACCTGGAAGTCGGGCCGGTAATCGCCGTTCGCGCGCATGTGCAGTTCGTACCTGCCAGGGAGGTGCCTGTCCAACCATCGGCGGGTGGATGCTTCCCACATGCGCATCCGTGCGGTTACGACGACGATGTCCGCGACGGCACGCCAAGCCCTGATGACTGCGAGGGTCGTCGGGATCGGCGGGCAGTCCTCTGCGCCTCGATGGAACGCGTCGAAGTCCTTTGGGTGGCTCAGAACGTGATGCCGAACCGACGTGACATCGACGAGTGTCCCGTCCACATCGACGATCACAGCCCGACGGCGTGCACCGAACGCAGCCGCCATATCGACCGCCAGGCACTGCTGGACGCGGAGCCACGCTTCCCTCGACGGCCACGGGACACGGGAGACGGTCAGACGGTCAGCCGGCAGGACTCGTCCGTCCTGGTGACGGCCGAGCATCGTGTACCCGGATTCATCGAGGCTGTCCGCGACAACCACGCCCGGGTCGATGCCGACAGCACGCAGAGCCGCAGAGGTGCGTTCGTAGTTCACAGACATCCGCACGCTCCTGAGACGCTGATCTCCAGCCAACAACTCGGGCAGACGGGGCGAGGCTCCGGCTCAGGCTGCGCGAGCAGCCGCGCGGTGCACTCGAGGTGCACGAGCTGGCCGTCGACGAACTGGACGGTGTCGCCGGGGTGGATCCGGGAGTCGCAGTCGGCGGCGCAGACGCCGTCGTAGCGGGCCGGGAACGGGAAGGGCATGAGGTTCTCCTGTCGGTGAGGGACGGGGCGCCGCGGCCGCGCGGCGCCCCGTCAGGTCAGAACGGGGTGTCGTCTCCGAAGGAGCCGGGCGTGGACCAGCCGTCGGAAGCGTTGGAGGGTCCGGGCGCAGACCAGGGCTCGGCAGTGGTGGGTGCGCTACCGGCGTCCGGAGCCCACTGGCCGGACTGGACGCCCTGCGCGTCGGAGCGCGCGGCACGGGTGACCTGCGCGGTCGCATACCGGAGCGAGGGACCGATCTCGTCGACCTCCAGCTCGATCGACGTGCGAGTGACGCCTTCCTTGTCCTGGTAGGAGCGCTGACGAAGACGACCCTGCGCGATGACGCGCATGCCCTTCGTCATTGATCCCGCCACGTGCTCGGCGAACTCGCGCCACACGGACGCGCGGAGGAACAGCGCTTCGCCGTCCTTCCACTCGTTCGCCTGGCGGTCGAAGGTGCGCGGCGTCGAGGCGATGGTGAAGTTCGCC